GGAGACGCTGTAATGTAGGAGGTTGTCCACAAAATGATAACGGCAATCAAACGCTTGGCCTGCTGCTTCTGTGAGCACAAATGTGTATAGAAGCATTGGCAGACCATAACGCAGATATTCGTTTATATCACAGTAGTAGTCAACGTCAACAAACATTAGTACATGTTTATCGGTCAGCACGTCATTCCTGAATTTCTTGTCTAGATCCTTAGCCATGTAGTAGTACCTACATCCATCATACCTATCCCTTTTCGACATCGAGACGCTGTAGGGTGTGAAGCCTGCGCCTACGATGACGTTCTCCAGATAACAGGCTGTCAACATCATCCTGGGGATATGGTCCACGCGAAACTCGAAAGTCTTCAACCCCACTCTTGTATTCAAGGTTGGGATGGGTGACTTTGAGAATGCGCAGAACAGCACGACAATAGGCCCCAATGATAGGGGTCTTTGCGTCTGTAACCATGTACCCAGTAGCCCGGTTAAAGGCTGCCTGTTCGATTGAGGTACCTCGGGGGGCCATGCTCAGATGAAGTTTTGGCAGAGTTCGTAGGGGGTCCTGCATAGTTGTGTCATTGGTTGGGTTGACATACACGCGCCCCAAGAAGGTGACAAGGTCACCATCTAAAGGGTGCAAGACGTCAGACTTGAGCTTGTGGCCCAACTTTGCAGCGACTTCCTCCAGAACTTCGCATATCCAGGGATATTAGCCCTGATCCTGTCATCAGATGCACCTAACACCCAGTTGTTTAGATTCTTCCACGCCATCTTGGGCGTCTGTCCTAATTGGCGCAGTCCAATGTAATCATGACGCAAGGTCACGAGATTATTGTCGTTGGTTGTCCCCGGAGAACCACTTAGCTGAGAAGTTCCCGGTTTATAAACCACGCCGTTTGCCGTAGACCCTTTCGCAGGCCTATCCTTCCGCAATATTTCCATAAGCTGCACCTTGTAGCTAGAGTGGCACCAGCGCATGTACGCTTTCTCTTTGAACCGTTTGTCGTCATCAGATATGTGGCCATCCAGTCGGGAGTAATCAGAGACGATCACTCCGTCAGGATAAGTCATCATATGCTGTACACGCGCAGCTATTTCCGAGGGTGTCATGGACGAAGCGAACCACCGATACTTCTTCAACACCGTGTCCTTAAAGGGATACGTGAATGTGCTGTAGAGGATCTGGTGGGCGGTGTCGACCGTACTGATGTTCCTCGGATCGGTCGGCGCATTGTATGCTTCCGGCTTGATGAAAGCCTTGACAGTGTTCTTGTAACCATTGGTCAAGGAGGCAGCGACTATAGCAGCGCGGCCCTTTTGAGCGGGCTTTGTCTGCTTAGCGTTGACTTCCTCAACTGTGATGGGTACGCCCAATCCGGGGATAGGGATCAAGAACTGCAAAAGTTCGTTGTCATAGCCTTGCCACCCAATGGGAGTCTTCGCTGTGTTGATACACGCGGTGACTCGACCAGAGATGGTGGCGACGTCATTGTTATATGACTTGACAGGGACAACGGCTGGTGCAGTTACGATCGGAGGCGTCGTTGCCATTCCCACAGGCTTGCCATCCTCATGGACTAGACCTTCAAGGGCCTGAAATCCATGGACAGGAATGGCAGATGTGTTAACGACAGTGTCGCCACCGATTGATTCTAACACGTCAAAAAGCAAGGGAGCAAGTAAGGAGGCCTGCTCAATGCGTTGTGACACCAAAATGCGCTCAACGTCGCTAATGGCTGGGTTCTTAGAGTACTTCCTGCGGGTCCGCAACGCGTCAAAAACCATTTCTGGAATCGTCGCGCTGCTGGTCCCGTGAGGGGGTGCGATAGATACAGTTCCCGCGACGACATTGCGCACTGTGGTGGCCCCCCCATTGCACGGTTTGAAACGCGCAATTGGAGGGTCAGCACGGCGTGAGCACGTGTGGCGGGGGAAATATGCAGTGGGATAGAAGCCCACTACGCGCCTGGTAGGATCAGCGGAAAGGACATGCTGCTCGATATTGTACAGTATCATGTTGCCATGGATACCGCGCACTAGGATGGAGTCACCTTCATACTTCCAAAGAGGATGTATGTAAGTGGCTCCACCGGAGACGCTGTAATGTAGGAGGTTGTCCACAAAATGATAACGGCAATCAAACGCTTGGCCTGCTGCTTCTGTGGGCACAAATGTGTACAGAAGCATTGGCAGACCATAACGCAGATATTCGTTTATATCACAATAGTAGTCAACGTCAACAAACATTAGTACATGTTTATCGGTCAGCACGTCATTCCTGAATTTCTTGTCTAGATCCTTAGCCATGTAGTAGTACC